TGCAAGTATAAACTCCTGCGTTCCAGCACCGAATAATTCCCCAATATCTCCGTTTTCAATAGCTGATATTGTTGTTTTTAATTCAGTACCTGGTGCAACTGTAAAGTCGAATAGGCTTCCAGTTTGGTTTTGAACTCGTATTATTATTCCATTCATTATAATCTCGGGTTTGGTTGGTTAGCAGGCATTAAACTTATCTGATATTGAAACATGGTTTGGGTGCGTGGATTGGTTTTTTCGACCACTTCTGCGCTTGATATTGTTATGGGTAACCAGCTGCTGTATGTTGTTGAATAGTAAAATACATTAGCAGAGTAAAATAGCTCTTTTAACCAGTTAGCAGTTTCTTGATTTAACCAGTCTGAGTTGGCTGTCCATGTTTCCTCCACCTTATTGTAAAAGTTTTTCATTCCCCGTCTCTGTCTAATACCACTAAATATGCCTCCTGCGCTTGTATTTGAGTAGTTTACGAAGTTTTGTTCAAAGGACTCGCGTGTTATATTTGCTCTTTTATCTAACTGTAAATCGAATGTATAAAAGTCATATACCCCATATTCGTTTTTCCATGCGAACCTTATGCCCTCATATCCACATGCAGCTTCGGTTTTATTTAACCTAAATTGGTCCCATATTGCCGTTGTATCTAATGCAGGTGCAATACTTGATTGACCATATAGTGTTGCAATAGCATAACTCCAATTTAATGCTCTCCATGATGCATGTTGTGCCGGCCCTATTAAAGCACCCATTAAAGAATAATTTGTTCCAGCGCTTATGCTCGAATAGTTTGATTGTGCCGTTGCATCACTCCATAACACATTACTAGCTGCACGAGGACCACCACCAGCACCACCACCTGTTATATTATATTGTGTTATCGTTAATAATAAGGTATCTGAGCTATCATATACTTTTATATCATATGCGTATATGTCCTGCGCCTGATTGGTTATTGCAAAAGTAGTATCTTCATTACCCTGCAAAAACGAAACAACCAGCAGCTCATCATTTCTTATGGATGATGTGCGAGGCATATCAGTTAAACATACCTGCCTCTTAAATACATTCGTTCCTGCTGTTGGTGTTGGTGTTGTCGGAAACCACTTAGTTGTTGTTACCCAGTTATATGATGTCGCTGCTGCGGTTAATTTATCATTTGGGTCTGCTAAACCATTCCATACGAAGTAAAAGTTTGAACCACTAACCGCTGGGCTACCTGCTGTGTTGGAGTTACCTGGATATACGGCTACTGATGATGATGGAGATGCTCCCCACTCTTCACCCCACCTAACAATATACCGCATCGCTTCAGTAGATGAGCGTGTCCATAATGCAGTGCTACTGACAGAAGTTGGTACTGGGTCAGTTAATTGCGCTTGTAATACCGATGCAATATCAAATATGGCGTTACCTGATGCATTGGGTTGTTGTTTTATCCGTTGCAAGCGCACCGTTGGAGCATTTCTATTGAATATATCAGCTACTGCTCTAAATTGCGCATTTGATGATGAGTTTGATGTTACTTGGAATATGTTGGTATTGTTCGCTACCCCAGTAAATGCTGCTTGTTTTGCTATTGTTATTGCCATTCTATTTTCCTGTCTTTAATACAGTTCCTTCTATATCTTGTTTAATACGCTTCATTATATCAACTGCACCCTTATTTGCGACATTTTTCATGTTATTATCCAGCGCACTTCGTAGAGATGACTTGATAAAGGGTTTTGCTTTCTTAAATCGTTGCCCTTTTGCACCAATACTCCTTGCTATTAACCATGCAAATTGAGTATCTTTCATGCCTGATGGTATTGATATGCGCTTTTCTTTTATCCACTCCAATATTGAACTTACAGGAGGTCTTCTACCGGGCCCACGTTTTGCTCCATCATCCACCCAAAAGCCGTATTGGAGCATCTCAACCGAAACACTTACCTTATTTTGCTGCTCAGTTGGGGTTACTAATTTAAGTGACCTGGCTAATCTACCTGTGTTATATGAGCCATTACTTCTCAATTTTGCAATAGCATACTCCACATAATCATCAGCTAGCTGCTCTAGCGCTGGGGTTAGTTGTGTCCAATTAATGTATCCCATTATTATGCCTCAGGATATGCGCAGTAATCTAATACGCCTGTATCAGTATAATTTAAGGTTGCAACCCAGCCATATGCTCTATCATTGAACGCTTCATTTACTGGTGTTATATTGGACAAGGTTATAAATTCTCGTTGTTGTTCACTTCCCAAATTCATATACCCTATTATGTCATATATGTATTGCTCGGTGTTGGACATGATTGATAAGCGGTTAGACTCATCCAATGGCGGCACATCAAGCGAATATAGCTCGAATGTTAAGGTGCGTGTGCCTGATGTTCCAATAGAGTTTAAGTTCATACCTGGCGATGTTATGGGACGCAAGTAGATGTATGGATATACCACATTTTGCGATGTAGCATCCAAGTTCTCTAAATCACCCTCATAAAAGGTATTAATAGAAGCATGTCCCAATGATGCTGATTGGAACCGGGTTACAACTTGTGCGTAATTATTCATCTTCGTCGGTCTCTTCTTCGGTTACTTGTCCGGTCACTTGTTCGGTTACTTGTTCGGTCTCTTCTTCGGTTACTTCTTCCACTGTAATAGCTATTGGTTCGACTGGTGTATATGTACCAATGCCATTAGCTTGGACATCCGCTATCAAGTCTAGCGAACAACCTAATAGTGCAGCTACTCTATTGGCATCATAACCACTATTTAACCAGTTTTGTATGCGTTCTCTTAGTATGTAATCGGCGGGTGGGCAGTTAATGCAGCTCATATAGTTCCTTATTTAAGTTTTCGTTTGTTAATACTTCGTTTTTCTTGTTGTCTTTTTATATAGTTTATATCCTTTTCATGTGCTAAATAATTCAGCACAAATATGTAATTCAAATCTGTAATACGCTTATCCCCTGTGATGCTAAGGATGGGAGTTGTCGCGAGGTGGCAAATAGTTGAAAACCATCCCCAATGTCGCTTATATGACCTCTCATCATTGATTTCATCTGGGAGGGTGTATCCATCATCACCTTCATCCTCTCCTTCGGTGTTTTGGCTTGTAAATAGAGCTGCATACTTGGTCCCATTAAGGCGATTTGATGCAAAAAAAAAGAGAGTGCCCCCATAGCAAATGCGACCGGTAACCCACTCATTCGTTCAGAGTTTGTAATAGCTGTTGAATAGTTATATGGCTCCAATTCATAATAGTCCCATAAGTTCGTTAGTTGCTTTCTACCGACATTATATCCATTGACCACCTTATACTTCAAGCTATTCAATTGGTGCTTTTTAATAGGCCTGTATAGAAGCGCTGTAATAAGTGGTAAGTTTGTTTGGGTATCCTTAGTCATCTTTTCCAAGTCCACATATTCACCTAACGACATTTTCGATATGTCTATATAACCATGCAGCACATCATCTATCATAATAAGTGGATAAAACTGCGGTGCTGCTGTGTTTGCGAATACCTCTGATAATTTACCATATTCATTCAGCACTTCACCCTTTGGTAGCGCTCGTAATTCATCAATTGTTATGCCCTTATAGTATGACATAAAATGCTCACAGCGCTCTAATTGGGTAGCATCATCACCTAATTGGTTCCATGCATTAAAATCTGCAATACTAAAATATTCTTTCATTGTTCTCCTTTATATATAAATAGTGGTTTTTCGTTTATTTCCCACATAAAATAGCAAAAAAAAAGGGGCCCGTTATTGGCCCCCCTATCCCTGACAAAATACTGTGCATGTTATTAGGAGAAAGTAATGCGCGATAGTCAAATAGTAGTTTTGTATTCCCCTCAGTCCATCAATAAATATCATAAATTATCTTAAAACGCGTGGGTGCTGTCCCACATATAATGTCTTACCTGAGCCGAATATTTCACTCCGAGCAAGGTTTGCCAGCATCAAGCTCATCACTATATCATCGTGCTGACCGGAAGGTGCAGAAAAGGTTAAAGTGCCATTGGCATTCATCTTATAGCTAAATGCTGCAAGTTCGTTATAACACTCTTTTAAGAGCATTTTAGAGGGCAAAAGGATATTACCTACTTCCATATCGTTTATCAGTTTGCGTATCCCCTGAACCTTGTTTTCGTTGTTTGTGTGGAATGGTTTAACCCTTACACCACTAGCTCTTATCAGTTCAAATAGTGCTTGTCCGATGCCATTCGTTTCCACATAGCCGCCTTTTGGGTTGTATCGCTTGAGTAAATCTGAGACAAGTTTTCCAGCTTGTTCAATTGTTGTACCATTAAATCGTAGAATGTTTGCTGTATCACCCCCTTCGGTAAGTATTGTGCAAACTGTAAAATCGTTAGATATTCCAACGTCAACTCCGTAATAATATGATGCTCCTCTGGTTGGTTCACTATAGTCCTCCAATATGGTTATCAGGTCTAAATTGCGAAACACATCATTGGTGCTTTCGCTAAATTGCGCAAGGTATTCTTGCTTAAATATTTCTTCGGGCAACGATTGCCGCTGTTCTTCAATAAAACCCTTATCAGCGTATGGATTGTCGGCTGATATACCTTCGAACGATATATAATCATTGGATTGCTCCTGACCCCTTAAAAACCACGAATAGAACCAATTTTTGGAGCGTGGAGTTGATATTACCAAGCACTTCTTGCCCTTCGCTGTAAGGGTTGGTATTATGGCTTCATTGATTGCTTTCTCTGATATGAATGCTGCCTCATCAATTATCATCCATTCAAATGAATAACCTCTTATGGTGTCAGGATTGTCAGCTGATAAGAACTGTATTTGCGAACCATTAATAAAGTTCATTTTTAATTGCGATTTGTTTACACCCCGCACTATCTTCCTGCAAGCAGCATGCATTTCTTCCATAATTTTCTCCCC